TTAATAAGTTTAACTCTCTCACTGTGAGTTAGTTTAGAATTCCATAAAATCTCTTTAAGTTTATCATAATAAGTCATCATTTTACCTCCATTAGTTTACAGTGAATGTCATAAGTTGTATAGTTCTTTATATCACTTTCATACTCATCTAATCTATCACTGTGCTTTGCAATGTTCTTCTTAAGTGAATTTAATCGATCATCAATTATTCCCTTAAGTACATCAAACTCATGTTGTTCTAGTGTTAGTTTCATTAGTATGCACTCCTTAATAATGTGTACATAGCATCACGAACTTGATGCGTATCCTCTTCAGCACCTTCATAAGGTTGAGACTGTGCATAACAATCAAGTGCCTGATCTATCACATCCCATTGTGCTTGAGTGAAGAAATCATACATTAGATTTAGCTCTCGGTTAGAGTAATCTTTGTTGTTAACTGTGAATTTAGTCATGATAAAATGCTCCTGGTAATATTAAACCCCAAGGTCTAAAAGTAGATCCTTGAGGTAAGTTTCGGCACAATCTTCAGCGTCTTGGATGTTATCAAAACGTCCGAGATCGATCTGGTCGCCTACAATGCACCCAACTTCGGTGTATATCATTGTGCGAACCTCGAAACGATCATTACCGTAGTGATAGATCGCTAGATTAGGATCTAAATCGTTCTCACGTCTGTAAGAATCGAACATATTGGTGCGAACACCTTGCGACCACTCGAAACCTAGGTAATCATCACATAGGTTGATGGATTGTGAAAAAAGAGATTTTGACATAATATTGAAATTGAAAAAACTTGTGTAAGGGAATCGGGTGTGAGGTGCTGACCCCTTACACTACTATGTCACTTTATGCGTCCCCCCTTATGGTTTCGGATTTGCTGAAATTACCCTTGCTTTAGGATTACGTGCGAGTGCAGTTTCCTTCGCATCTTGATAATCTTTTGCCTGAACATTTTCCTTAAAAACTGTACCAGCAACATACAATTGCACTTCCCACTTCATACTTTTGCCTCCACAATATAGTCCTCTTTGTTAATCATTTCCCCACAATGTGTGCAACTTAATGCACTCCATGCAAAGTGATAAACTGTTGACCATTCTCTACACTCAGGGCAGAGAATATCCTTGCCATTGTTTCCTGCTCTAGTATAACGATTGACGTTACTAAAGTATTTCATAGGTGGTGTAAATAGGGTCTTAGTCATAATAAATTAGCAAAGGAATAATGGTAATTAATATTATCCTTGTGGCACTTCTAGTTCCCTAAATTTACTTATATCAAAGGAAGATGAAGCAGGGCCATTGGCAAGTTCCAATGCATCAACTAATTCATCTACCTTTGTAGATGTTAAACTTGTTACATATTCTTCAAAAATAGTTGTAATATACGTAGGATCAGTTACCCCAGAAAATAATAATCCATTTACTGCCTTTTGTTGTTGAGATGTTAGTGCCATTGATCTATTACCTTGATAATGTTATTTAGAAAATCACTGTAGATTTTCAAACTTCTTGATAGTTAAATCATGCAATTCTTGGTCACTAAGTAATGGAAACTCTTCTGCAAGTTGTTCATAAATTGTCTCTAATAGTTCTTCGTTTTGTATACATGACATAATTAATTAACCTCTTAAGTAAAGATAACCACCTGCCCAATCTGCATTTGCATAACAGATTTCACGTTGATTTATGATTCTTAAATCATATCTAACATGCCTTGCTGGTGCTTTCCATGATGCAGGTTTGTAAACTTCACCAGTATTCTTATCAACAAAGGCATGAACTCCGCCATGCTCAGGATGATCTATAATCTTGTGATATTTACGTCCTGTTTGTATCGTGAACTTATAACGGTCTGATGTAGAATTAGTATCATAATCCTCTTGCAATCTTGTTACTAACTCTTTTGTCCAATCTAATACCATTTCAGGAATTGAACGCTGGTAAAGTAACTCAACCGGTAGGATTTCTTCAACTGATACCTCTTTAGTTGCCATAAATCCTCCATAATGTGAATTGGTGGGAGAGACATAACAAGACTTACAACACTATTCTGTTATCAACTTTAGGTTGAAGGTGAGGGAGACGTATGCTTGTTGTGTCTCTCACTATTAGGTCACTTTAACCGTCCCCCCTTGTTATACATTACCAATTCTTAGCAAGGTTAAAGTTTGCTTTACTAAATCCTTCCCTGTTAACTAACTTAAACATACCATAATCATTAGTAAGCACGTATCCTTCATGCCCACATTCTTCCTCTTCTATGTAACAATCTATATCATCATATCTCTCAATATAGAAGAACATATCCAATTTAATTGACCATACTAATTTCCATAAACGTAGAACATTTATGTCGCAATTGTTATCACTAGCTATTGCCTCTAAAGTAATATCATCTAACTCAATTCCTTCCCTAATACATGAATTTAATTGCTTCTTAATTCTTGTTACTTGTTTATCATTAGGGAACTCACATAATGTAGACATTTGCCTGGCAAAGTGGCACATATCTTCTATATCTTCTCTATTATCTGCTATTGTTATATCTGGTTGAACAAATTTACACTCAGGTGTATCTAATATAATAAAATCCATAGGAGATGCAACTGCATCCCTTAAATCACATTTAGCAGTATAAACTGTATGTGGTGCGATTATTATTTCTTGGGAAACTTTATCTGGGAAATAGTATCTGATGGTATTAGGATTGAAACTATTAGTGCCACCAAAACCGATGAAATCACCTTGGTAGATACTACTTGTAACAGGAAGATTATCAAGACACTTATGCAAAATATCTGCCACTTTTCCTTTATGGTTTCTATCAATATCGGTATGGTTATGGTTGATTTTGATGAGTTTTTTGTTGAAGACACTTTTCGTACCTACGAAGAATTTATTATTAGATGGATTTGTTCCCCAAACTATTGCGGGAGCACCATCAATCTTTGCTGATATATTACTATCAGCAGTAAACCAATTAAGCACAGAAAGATCACCACTAAGGATGAAATCTTCAGGATGTTCTAAATGTGTGTTTTTCATAATTCTATCATAGTATAAAAAAGGGGTCAATAGTGACCCCAGTGTGCAGTTATTTAATTGCCACTCTGTCAGGAACCTTAAGGTCTAAATTCTGTAGAATGTTTACTACAAATGCCTCAAGATAAACAAGTGGGAGGATGGCAAAATCAAGTCCTCTTAGTTGAGTGAAGTCAGGAGAGTTCTTAGTCTCTGTCTTAACTTCCTCAACCACTGGTGTCACTGGTGTTTCGGTCACAATACTCTTTGCAATTGGTGTAACTTTATTTACACGTCTTGCCCTGGGTTTTGTAACTTTCTTTACAATGACGGTGGACTCTTTGATAACTGGTGCAGATTTAGCAATTTTAGTTGCTGATGAACGTCTGCGAGTTGCCATAGAGTGTGTAAACGTGATTACACTATAGTGTCACTTTAACCGTCCCCCCTTATTGTGAAATAGCGGGTTCACCTTTGTTGAACACAGTATCTACAACTGCATTAACACTTTTAGCGGTAGAAATACCAACCCTATCATATACTGGAACACATACAATTCCAAACTGTTTCTGTTCATTACCTTTACGAATTACCCTTCCTATTGTTTGACTAATAGTGATATAATCCATATTGCGTAAGAACAATGCCGCTTCTAATCCTGGCACACTAATACCTTCAGATAGAATACTATGGTGCATAATGATAAACTTACGCTTATCTTCTTTACCCCATGTTCTTAATGTATCAAAGAATTGATTACGACTAACTTTAATTCCATTGATAACTGCACCCGTTCTTGATGTAATATACATCCAATTATATCCTCTAGCATATAACTCTGTAGTGAGTTTACTATCAGAAACTAATCTAGTAATTTGTGTAGTTCTACGAGCACATATTAGGATCTTGCTAACATTTTGGTCATCAATAGTTGCTAATATATTATCTGCATCATCTTCGGGTGTTGGTTTCCTTCCCTTAATCATTTCTAGTTTCTTAACTATAACTTTAGGAGGAAGAATAATATTGTTATCTACTAGCTCTGGTGCAGGAACCTTCTCTAATACATTACCATAAACATACTCATTATTCATTCCAGGATCTTCATCAGAACCAGAGTGCTTAGGAGTAGCAGTAAAGAAATAGCAGCGAACCCCACCCAAACTTGAATAAAATCTAGTAGCAGGGTGAAAATGTCTTTGTACACTATTATGTGCCTCATCAAAGTATATTGTATTTACGGGAACACACGCCTTCTGTATCTTATGTAATGAATGATAAGTTGTAAATAAAATCTTATTATAATGCCAATAATCTTCTATCCACGAAACAATTTCCTTACTATCTGTAGTAGAATAATGCTCACTCTCTCCACTATGAACATGAAGAACTTTCACGGGTTTATCTAAATGTGTTAGAAAATCTTCACATAATTGATGTGCTAATAATATACGGGGAGCAACAACAACTATAGTCTTTCTTTCACCATCTAATACACAATTAGCATCCGTAATCATGCACATTGTTTTACCACCACCAGTAGGAACAATAACTTGTCCCTTCTGATACTTGTGCATTTGAGTGAGAACTCTTAATTGGTGATTATGAAGTTTGACCATTTAATAACAAAAAACATATTATACCATAAAAGGTATTAGAACGCCATACAGACGATCTCAGGTACATTACATCGTCACTTTATGCGTCCCCCCTTTAGTATGAAAATTTCCTTTTTAAGTCACTATCACTTAAAGGAACCTCTAAAACATTAGCAACATCTGTCCCTAATATAACATCTCTTATAATCTCCTTATCTCCCTTTATCCAATATTCCTCTGCTTTATCTTCTGGTAGATATTCTTCACGCCACAAATCAACATTTATTCTATTTTCTCTAGTTGGAGTATGTTCATATTCACATAGAAGAAATAAAAGTAGTTTATTTTCTTGTTTACATATTGGTCTATAACGTTTTACTAAAGAAGAGAGATCCTCATGTTCTACATCCACCGATAATTTATATGATTTATTATCAATAGAATGATAATCCTTTATTTTACATTCAACAAAATTACCTAATTGTCTCCACTCAACAATACCTCGCCCACACACCTTAGATCTACTATTATTATCAACTCCATAAATCCACCTTACATCTTTTTTAGGTACTCCTGGTGTTTCAACTAAGTAATATCCAATATGAGTAGATTCAACCCTTTCTCCTAATCTATCAGTATAAATGATATGTGGATCATTCCACATATAGTTACTAGTAGTTTTTTCTATAAGATCTAACTTTTCAAAAAATAATCTAATAATACCTTCACCCAACGGTTTAATAGGACAATTCTTTTCTGCTATAAAAGTACCAACTTCATAATCAACATCTTTTAGATACCGAGCAATATTTCCACGCCTAGAACCTATCAGTTGTGATAATTTAGGCACAACAGCATTGTGTATACCAAGTGAATATAATTCCTTACGTCTTTGAAAATCGTGAGTATAAGATGAAGAAGGATTACGTAAATAATCAATTATCAACCCAACTTGTTCCTTAGTTAAATCTCTATAAAGTTTCATACTAAAAAATTCACCTCCATGTTATTATATCATAAAATTACTTAGATGTTACTCTATGTTTTAATTCACTTTCTTTTGTCTTACCTAGATTCTTTAACCTAATGTCACGCAAAGTCCTTTCACCTTTCTTATATAATGCCTTACGCTCCTTCTCTGTCTTACCAGATGCCTTCCTTGGTTTATAGTTAGGATCTGTCTTAGTTGTTTTCTTTGTTAGCAATTCATCTGCTGTTTTAGTCTTAGCACCTGATTCTCTTGCCTTACGTTCTCTATATGCCTTCTTTTGTGCTTCTCTAGGTGATAATGCAGCAGTACCTCTTTCCTTTTCTGGTTGTTGCTCTCTAGCAGATTTACGCTGTTCTGGTCTAGTTTGACCTATATCTTTCCTGGGTTTGTAAGATTTAGCGGGTGCAGTTTTACCTCCACCTATAGCTTTAACCCTACGTTTTTCAGGGTCAGTCTTCTTACGTTCAGGTTCAATCCTTCCACCTGCCTGTTGACG